CAGGCGGTGTCTGCGTTCACCCAGACGTTCAGGTGCTTGGTCAGGAAGTTGTTCGTTGCGGCCGCCATGGTCATGGCCTTGCGGGCCTTACGCTCGATGTCCTCCGGGTTTACCGACACACCCCAGTTTGGGTTGGCCTTCGCCCAGCTGGCCGGGTCTGTCCAGTCGTCGTCATCATCGATCGTGTAGATGATTCCGAAATAGCTCTCATCCTGAACCACGCCTTCCAGGATCTTGGTCACGTAGGCCCGCTGTTCATAGCAGATGCCTGCGCGGTTAAAGCCTGCCGTGGTAATCAACCAGAGCAACGGCTGTTTACGGGCGCCGGTACCGGTATCGATAACGTCGAAAATCTCCCGGGTTTTGTGAGCATGCAGCTCATCAATCAGGCCGCCGTGAACGTTCAGGCCGTCATGGTTGCCGCCCTGGTCACGGCTCAGCGATCTGAAAACGCTGTTGGTCTGCTCCACGAAAACCGTGTGGGAACTGGTCGCCACACCAAACCGCGCCTTCAGGCCCGGGGTGCGATCTACCATCTGCTTGGCGTCCTTCCAGGTAATCTGCGCCTGGTCACGAGTAGTGGCAGCGCTGTATACCTCAGCGCCCGGCTCACCGTCTGCCGTCAGCAGGTACAAGCCAACGCCGGATGTCTCCGAAGACTTGCCCTGCTTCCGGGGCATCTCGTTGTAAGCCGTCTTGAACCGGCGGTAGCCTTCCTGGTTGATCCAGCCGAACACCGTGGTCAACCGGAAGATCTGCCAGGGCGAAAGCTCCAGGCGCTTGCGCTCGCGGGCCCATTCACCCTTAACGTGTGGCAGCAGCTCGATAAACTGGCATACGCGGTTGGCCAAAGCCGGCTCAAACCAGTAAGGGAACTCCGCCGTGCCTTCACGCTTCAGATCATTGAGCTGGCGCTGGCACGCAAGGCGCACCCACTTACAGGCCGGGATCTCACCGTCGAGCACCTGCCGTATGTACTCCATCGCAATGGCAACGTAGTCTCTGGCCATCAGATTCTCTCAAACCCGCCGAGATCCAGCTGGCCCTGCGAAGGCGCTTTCACCTTGCTGGCACCGGCCGGCGTAAGGCCAAACTCGTTGGCGCTTTTCATCACCTGGTCCCAAAGCTTGTTACGGATCTGGAAGTACACCGACTGCACCGCGTAGTTCTGCGGCGTGAAGTCCACCATGTCCTCCAGGCGCTTCAGCTTTTTGGTGATCTCCTCAAACTTGCCAACCGAATCGCAGTGCGCGGCAAACGCCGCCTGATCCAGCAGGGAGATCAGCCCGGCTTTTTCCAGTTGGGGCCCGACCTCAGACCAGTACTTCTTCGCCGAGCGCGGCAACCACTTCGGGCATTCCGGCAGGCCGATCGGCCGCTGCTCATTTGCACCGTGGCTGTCCCGGTCCTTGCGGAAGTTTCCTTCCAGAACCTTCAGCTGTGCTGGCTTTGGTCTACGTCCTGCAGTCATAAAAAAAGGGGCACCCTTTCGGATACCCCCCCTACCTCAATTTTGCCATCAGAAAAAATCACGGATAGGTAGCGGTCGAGCACCTTCACGCTGGAAAGTTTTGACCCCGCCCCCGGGCCCGCAGCTTTGCCCGCGCCCGCTTGGATTCGTTTTCAGTTTTCAGTTTGTGACAAGTCTTGCAAATAGCCTGCAAGTTCTCGTCTCCATCGGTACCGCCCTCAGCCTTGGGCACAATATGGTCAACCGCTACGGCCGGCATCACACGATCCATTGCCAGACACGGCTGGCACAACCCTTTATCCCTGCGCATGATTCGGTCACGCAGCTTGCGCCATCGGCCACCATAGCCACGCTCAGTACTGGAGCCTCTGCGCTCATCCATCCAGCCGCTGGCCAGAGCCTGGTGCGCCTCACAGTAACCATTGCGGGCAGTGGTAGTGGCAGAGCAAGTGTGCTGCCTGCATTGCCTGGGGATTGCAGCAGGCATCAGTTCAGCTGCTCCCATGCATCCACAAGGCCGTTATGCCTGGTGGCACAGTCGTGGTACTCAGCAGCAACATCCTTAATCACCAGCACCATCTCACCGCCCTGCCCGTTCCGGAGCTGTGCCGGTACCAGCGGGCACCTCACCAGCAGGTTCTGCTGGTCCGGCGACAGATTCCCCCCGAAGGGCTGCGTTGAGCATGCGGACAACATCAGGCTCAGCACACACACGCTGATAGATAGGCTTCTGAATCTCACGAATGATTCCCCGATCAATAACACGCTCATTGGCCCGAAGCTCACCAAGCCGAGTCTCTACCGACTTGGCAATGCCCGAGATATCGCCCCTGATCTGCTCTGCCAGCTCCTGCCTGTCTTCAACCACAGCCAGCCGCTTGGCATCCTCAAACCAACCCCGAGCCGTCCAGCTACCCAGAGCAACCGTTCCAAGCACCAAACCAACAATCAGAAGCTTCACCTTGAAAGTCATTTGCGATCCTTGAGGTACTCAACGGCATTGCCGCCGTAGTAGTACAGAAGATTGGCACTGAACACCCAGCAAAGAGTTTGTGCCAGCGGTACCAGCTCCGGAGAGATACCACCCAACAGAATCTGGGCCAGAATCACATACAAGCCCAGCAAGCTGGCATAAGCCATCAGGCGGCGGTGAAACCACCACTGGCCCGGGTTCGGGTGGCTATCGGCCATATTCACTCTCAATCAGCCGATCCAGCTTGGCATTCATGGCTCGCAGATCCAGCTTCAGCTCGTCAAAGTTCTTCTCTGCCCGCTCCTGATCGTTCAGGCGAGCCTGTTGCAGCATCTGAACAGAAGTCTCAACCAGAGAAATGCGCTCATCCTGCTTGGACTGATCCCGCGAAATCGATACCGCCAGGATAATCACGGTAATAATCACCGCGATGGGAATGCCCTTATCAACGTGCCAGCCTCTGCGATCGCTCATATCCTCACTCATTGCGGGGCCTCACCCCGCCTCATCAGTTCAGAAAGCTCATTCGCACGGCTGCCCACCTGCCGGGCCCACTTGCTGTCCAGCATTTCTACAGCCGCTCTGTCCCAGTCCTTCTCAGCCAGGGCACCCAACATGCGCCGAAACTCCAGCAGCGTGGGCACGCCCATGTTGAACGCCATATTGGCCAGCACCACTTTCCGAACAGGATTCAGGCTCAGCCACAACGGCAGGCGCTCCAGCTCTGCCACCACCTGGTCAATGTCGTTATCCAACATGAACCCGGCCTCATCCTCACTGATCCCGCGATCATCCAGGTTACGGCCATAGCCGATTGTCAGCTTGCCCACGGTGTCCCGGTATGGCTTCAGGCGCAGGCCTTCATGGCGCTCAAGTTGTTCCAGAAGAAGTTGTCTGTTCATGATTCCAGCCATAAAAAAACCCGGCGCTGGGCCGGGTTGTATATGTTGCACCCTTGTCAAAAGGGCTTGTTTTCCAAATCCAGATAATCGAACCAAACTGCAATAATGCTTGATAATGCGAGAATCGCAGTTAAAAGAATCATCATTGCCTGACTAAAACGCGCCGTGCGCTCTCGACGGAGCTCCTGCTCCAACGCAAGTAAACCAGAAAGTGTTTTTCCAGAAACAGTAAAACCTGCCTGAGAATTATCTAGGTACCCATCTGCAACCAAGGAATCTAATACCCGATCAATTCTAGTAAAAACTAACTGTCGCTTATCATCCATCACGAGAAATCGCTTTCCGTGAATCTGCGAGGCAACATGTACGCCGTAGAATTTATTCTGCCCCGAGTCAGATAACTCGATTGCCGCCCTCAGTACTGAGACACGGTCATCAATAATTCTGAACTTTCGCCTGTATACCCAGTTTCTAACAGCCTCTACCAACGCTTTCAGCAACCAACGAAACCAGAACAATAATAGAAGTCTAGATAGGAAGCAGCCGAGGACACTATGATGCATGAACATCGAATTCTTGTAGTAGTGCCTAATTTCCCAATCTTTATCTTGCAGAAACTCAGGACCAACCTTCTCTCGGGGATACCTAGTCGGCCGAGCATCTCCAGATGTTCGCTGGGCTAACAAATGCCCGCGGGATGAGTGTTTAAAAAGGTATACCCTCTCAGACTCAGCATCTTTTCCAGTCGCGGTGGCAACCGCCTTGTCCTCCGCAGCGTAGACCCAATAGGTATCATAGTGGCCGGTGGGAGGCCCTTCGGAGCTAATCCGACTAAAATCCCGATGCCACTTTAGTAACTTCATCAACATCCAGTACTGGATCTTCAAGTACATCGCTTTCAAACCGGCCTCCTCACCGAACCGCCAAAAGCTTGAAGTTACCACAACGCTCAATAAAAAAACCCGGCGCTGGCCGGGCATGAAGGAGTATTAGTAGAGAGTTTGCAGTGCTGTCCTCAGATGCACTTCCTGCACCTTACGGGAAAGAGAGTAGTTTTCTGCATGCAGAATGTCAACAATTTGAACATTGCGTTATCTTTTGGAAAATTAAGGCGCAATCAATCCATGATTCAGCGGCACCTAACAGGTACCGAGCCCGCTCCCGGCTGCCAATCCCAGCCTCACGGGCAATGCGAGTCAGGCTGAACCCGTAGGAATAGGCCATCACCAGCACCTCTGCCATGTCCTGGTCTCGCTGCCTCAAACGGGCAATGGCACGGTCTACCATCAGGGCCTGCTCATCCGAGCACACCGGCATGGCAACAGAGCCCGCCGGCACAAGGCTCACCCGGTTGTACCCCATACGCAGCCCGCTATCACTGGTTTTCACCCAACGGGCCCACTCGGTTAACCGCTGCTGGGTATCACTCAGCATGGGCACCTCCAAGGGCTTGCCACGCTTTGGCCATGCCCTTTCTGGCCATTTTCCGCCGGGCACTTACCACCGCCTCTCCAGCTGGCAACGCAGGCTGAAACGCCTTATGGGCTGCGGCTCGATGCTCTTTGGCCAATCCCAGTATTCGCCCCACATCAGGCCAGTAGAAATCACCATCGCCCTCAATGAGCTTGGCTTTCGCCCGCTGCAACGCTTTCTCCAACTCATCCACGCTCAGGGCATCAACCTCATGAGCCCACTCCCTGCGGGCAAGCTTGATGGTTTTCTCATCCGGCCACTGAACCGTGAACCGGTGACCATAGATCAACTGCAAGCGGTTGAAGAAAAACACGGTTTTAACCTTCTGCTCCCGCGTGAAGGGGTCACCAGTTGTTGATTGCGTAGCCGGGGTCTGTGAGCTGCCTCTGGACTGCAGCCCGCTCGTCACGTTTTGAACGACGCTCTGGATCTGGTGCACTTGCGCCATGGATACTC